GTTAAATTGTGTCCAAGGCTTGTACATCAAGGGAACGCGAGTCGTGCCCCAGTACAAGTTGATCGTAAGAATGTCCATTGTCTGATCGCCTTGTGGCAGATCAACAAAGTTATAGACTTCTTGGTTCTGATAAACAGATGAAGTTTGAAGACGGCGTAAAGAGCCAGTGTCACGCACAACACGCTGACGAGCGCCGTTAATATCAATTGTTAACTCTTGGTCAGTCCAAAAGTTAGCATTGGCATCGTGCAACAAACGCCGTGTAACAAATATGTAATCGTTAAGCGTTGTCATACCACACCATTCAAGGATTTCCCCCCTCACGCAAAACGTGAGAGGGTACTGGGTCTACTAGAAGGGGTCGCTACTAGTAGCTCTTAGAAGCTGATAACATCGCCATAGACGTTAACGCGGAACTGATGGTTAGCAACGGCACCAGCCGTAATGTTAACAAACAGCGCGTTAGGTTGATAGCAAGTGTTAGCAGCCGCAGCCACAAGCGTAATGTCTTGGTAAGTATATCCGTTAATGACGTTAGACAACGCCACGTTGGATGTTACCAAATTACCGCCATCGTTGGTTGTACCAATGGTTACATAGGTAGAAGCCAAAGACTGTCCCGCACCACCCGCTAGGTTTGCATTGCCTGCACCTGTGATTCGACGAATCACTACGTTACCAGAACCCTGCATACCACCGCGAAGGATAGGCAAAGCTACAACAGCGTTAGCAACCGCATTAGCAGGAGCAAAGCCAGTAGCAATAACAAAATTGCCAAAGGCATCCTGCGTATTTTGGCCTACTGAATCAGGATTAGCCATAATACAACTCCTTATTTGTTGTTGTATTGACCAGTTGCAGCCTGACCGTCATTCACACCGTACAAGGTCAACGTCTGAGTACCAGTTACAGCGTTTGCACGCACGTTCCAGCCGTCTGACATGATTGTGCCAGCAGTGTTGGCTGCAAGGTATGTAACCCAGTTGTTGACGTTTGAAGCGTAAGTATTGAGTTCAATAGTTACGTTCGTTGTGCCAGCAGGAATGATATACCAACCAGCAGGAACGAACTGAGCACTAGAAGTACCAGCGTTCATTGCTGTCAAGTTACCGATACCTACGTTTGAAACCGTTACGACTTCAAAATAAGCACCAGCAGTGTTGGTAGAGGCATTAGCGAGAAGGATTTTGTTTGAAGATAAAGACATCTGTCATCCCCCCTTAAATGTTCAGGTAATTGTAGCCAGTGACCTTGGTCATCGACTTAGGCTTGGTCGAAACGAGTTCTGCGATTGTCAGAACAGCGCCGACGTAGCCAACCTGCCAGTTGGGAAGGGTCGATTCAAAGCCAGTGAACACGAACTGACCAGCCTCATGGATGTAGAGGTTCAGGTAGTTGGTGTTCAAGAAGTACACCGTACCTTCTGGGCAATAGGGATCAGGATAGATCGGAACGCCAGCAACCATCAGGGCTTTAAAAGCAGCCTGCGGACCGTTAGCATCGCCGTCAAAGCCGTTACCAGGAGTGATAACGTACTGTTCCTGACCGACGAAATCTTGAGCCAAGAGCGTCCAAGTACCAAAGCCGCAAACGCCGAATGAAGGCACTTCTGCGCCCTTCTTCACCGTACCGGAAATGTACTGAAGGATGTTCTGACGGGTTGGGTTAACCGAACCAGCTGCATACTGACCAGACTGCCACCAAGTGTAGGTGTTACGGTTGATGTTGCCGTAAGTCTGAGCTGTCGTACCGTTGTCAACAGCGGCGGGGAGACCCGTGAACTGCTGAGTGTTGGTGACGTTGTTGTACAGCGAGTAAGCCATAGCATCCATCATCACGTTGGTCGCATCGTTCATACGAGCTTCGATCAACGGAATGATTGCATGGTCCTGCTGAACAGCGCCTTCCATTCCGAGGAACGGAACAGGAGCAATCATGAGCTTCAGAGTAAATTCAGCGTTGTAAGCACCCTGCTGAACCGACGGCTGAGCGAACGAGCCGCTGTAGTCGGACCACTGAGCGTTAACGAACTGAGCACCCTGAACGGGGACAGTAACGGACGAAACACCGCCCGTTGCGGTTTGAGAGTTAGCAATCAGCGCAGCCATAAGCGGGGTACTGTTGTAAAGCTGTACCACCAGCTTGGGAATAAACGCACGGCGTGTAACGTACGTTAATTCTGTAAACTGCGACGAGCTTGCTGCTGGGATAATACCACCACCAATAGCCATCGAGATATACCTCTTAGTTGTTACGACACTAGATTATTAAAGGCCGATGCGCGTTCCCTTGCGGAGATCTTGCATTGCCCTTACCGCCTCATCACGAGCAGCACGTTGTGGGTTCTTCCAGAATTTTGACAACGTATCTCGTGCTGTCTCGTTCAGGACGTTCGGATTGTAAAACGCCTGACCAGTTGGCTCAGACGCTTTATTCATCCACTGCCAATAGTCCGCAGCGGTCTCGTGATTTTGTATGCCCTTTTCGAGCATGATCTTTTCGATCTTCTCAACGTCTTCGTCAGATGATGCTTTACCTGACTTAATCAAAGACTGACGACGCTTTTCAAGCGTTTCCAGTGCTTCTTTTTCCATCAGCTTGGCCTGCAATTCTTCAATGCGAGCATTGTTCTGCGGCGGACGGGCGTCGAACTTGTCATCAAGCTCGATTGTGTCAATCGTAATGTCTGGTTTGACTTTTTTGGTCATACGCAGAAAGTCATTACGAGTAGCAGGATTTTCAGCCAACTGACGGGCAATGAGAGCTAACTCATCGCGTGCTTCAGGTGAAAGATCTTCTAAAGATGACATGATTAGACCCCTATTTAAATTAGATTACTTTTTTACCATCGCCAGGTGGCTTAATGGTAAACTGGTTTTTCGCACCGATCTTGTTGGGGCTGTTGAGGCCACCCAACTGTTCGAAACGAGGCGTGTTAACAATCTGACCATTGTTCTGCTTGTCAGTGGTCGGATTGCGAGGCGACCCTACGCCGCGAGGCTTAAAGAGATCCATAGCTTATCCTTTACATTGTCATAGGTGCGCCGCCAGCGGGGGGAGCGCCAGGAGGCGGACCAGCAGGAGCGGCAGGAGGAGGAGTTTGACCCATCAAACCAAGATTGGGAGGAGATCCAGCAATCATGCGAGAGCCAGGTGTTCCACCGCCAGCTTGAGGGAGGTTTTGAAGTAACTGCAAAATTTCGGCGTTTTGTAGTTCGCCAGTCTTTTGCTTCTTGGGGCCGAGGAGTCCGGTCAAAGATGACAGCGCGGACATCAACTTCTTGCCTTCAGGGGTTTCACTGCCAATTGCAGGAAGAGCTTGTTCAATTAGGTCAAGCGCCATAGATACGTTAATCAAGGCTGCTTCTTTTTGACCAGCTTTAGGTTCTGGAGTGGACATCGGATCAGTCATAGGCGTAGAAATATCAGGTGACGGCGCACCAGGTGCCATTGCCCCACCATCTTGGCCTGGCTGCCCTTGCGCCATCAAAGCCATCAATTCCTGTTCGTTTGCCATCTTTAAATCCCAAAGTAAAAAAATCGTGGGAGAATATGTTTCAGATTCCCTCTCCCACAGGGGAAGTTGCTAACAACGGGTCTGACCCGTGTATTAGTTAGCGCTTTGCTTTACGGCCCTTGCGACGCATGGACGCCTCCTGTGTTAGAGTTGCAACTACTGTCATTAGCGACGAGAACGACGCTTAGACCTTTTCACTGACTTGTACATCAGTAACTCCTAATTTTGGATCTTGAACCACGAGCCTTACGGGGATTCATAGATTTGATGTTGGTAATCTTGTAGGAAATTGTAGCAGGCTTTTCAGACTTTGACAACGAGGACTGTTTTGCCCTCGGCTGGTTGCTGGGTTTTGTCAAACGTGCCTTCGCCATTACGCCACTGCCTTTGGTTTAGCAGGCTGCTTTTGCTCTGGGGGTTGGGCAGCCGCTTTGGATTCCATCTTTTTGAGACGGTCCTTGAGCAATTGTTTCATAGGTGGGTCTAACAAGTCAATAAGGCTTTCTTTGTCAATTGCTTGCGCTTTGAACAAATTAAAGGCCAATTGACGTAAATCTTCCATAAAGATCGGGCTATTCGAGTGCGCGTCCACCTTGACCACATAGTCACGGGTGAATTGCTCAGGAATAAACTTCACTTCATTTGTGTCGGTCAGATGTGTGTCGTTGTACGCTTGAAGAAGTTTGAGATACAAAGTCGACATTTTCTCAAGGCTGTCTTCCACCATGAGAGCACGTTTTTTTGCTCTTGAACTTCCAAGTCTTGCAAGTTGGCTTGCGTGACCTGCTGATCTAACGCCGCTTTCGCCTCGCCCAGAGAGGACGTTGCTAATCCCAGACGCTTCTTCAAACATTGAATCAATTTCTTTAAGTTGAGCATAAAGATCCTGCGGAATGTTTGGGGCCAGCTTTTCAACTTTAGTCTGAGGCATGTCGGTCATAAACAAACCGCCAGCACGGTTTAGCGCAAAGTCTTTTTCGTCAATAATGCCTGAGAAACCAGTCAAAGCAGTCGGTGGGGAGACCTGTTTGGACAGCAAATCAAGGATCTCGGACATGCGGCGATTACGCATATCTTGCAGTACAACCAGCTTCTGAACTTCAGGTTGTCCCCAGAAATAGTCGTATTGCGGGGTCGGGCAGATCTGAATGATTGGCAGCTCGCCACGGATAAACATCTGCTCAAGAGGACGGTCGTAAATGATTACATCTGGTGCTGCACGAGTGACGATCTGATAATCCTTGATCTCGTCATTCCAGATGTAAAGGTCTGTCATCTCGATGGTATCTTCGCCAACTTTAGCCTTAAAGCGGTTAGGTGCGCTCAGGTTTAAGTTGACGTTACCATACATGATAGGGTTCACTTGGCTTGTTACAAGCCGTTGAATACCCTCAGGAATAATTGATGGAGTGTATTGAGAAGCCGTCACGCGAGCAACGATGTCATCACGCCGTGGATGCGAATACAGACGGTCAAACAGGTCTGATTTCGTCATATAGTAGGTGTGAGTGATGGCCTGCTGACGATCAAGGGTCGATACGTCCTCACGCAGAACGCCAATCGAACCTGGGTCCAGAACGTAAGGGTAGATCGACTTCTCACGGGCAACCAGCTTTACAAAGCAGGAGCCGTAACACAGCGACCAAGTAAGAGCTTCCGTAAACACTTTATCGGCATTGGAGTTGTTCCACTCATCATGCAAAAGTTGGCTCAGTGCGGGGATCTTGCTGTGCTCGCCAGGATGAACTGCCGCACCGAGTGCTATGTTAAAGCGCGTCGTTTCCGACGAAAATAGGAAGCTAACCAATTGATCTATATGGGAATAGATCTTGTTGTAAGCTGCCGGAGAATCTTCGGGTGACGCTCCGAACAGATACCATGACCGATAAGAAGCGTAGTCTGAACGGCGGTCGTCGAGGGAAACCTTGCACTTGTTAATCAAGTCTAGGTAAAAGAACTCGCGCTCGTTATGCTTCTCTGGGATTCTCATTTAGCGTCCTTGAGACTCAAGCCTTGATGGTCGTTTATAACAGAACTGGGTTTGGGTCCGGTAAAGTTTTCGCCCTTGACGTTAAAACCGACTGGCTCACCACGAACGGACTTTATCGCATTTCCGCTCATAAGGGAAGGCATACTTAAATTTCCACCGCCGCCCCACATCACACCGCCCTCAGCAGCTTCCTTACCTTTAGCTGTCTCGGCGATAAACTCTTGTTCTTGCTTAGAAACTTGTTTGTTGTTGCGGGTGTAGTACCCAGACTGGTGCTCACCTTCGCGGGTTGACTTGATGTTGGTCATCTTGAATTGCGATGCCAGCCCCTTGAGGTTGGTGTCGGTCCGTTTGGTCCGGTCAGACTTGATGGAGAAGGGCTTGATGAACACTTGCTTGGGTTCAACGTCGCAATGCTCGCATTTCTGCTCCCACGCATCAAAATACCCGTGTTCTTCGCATTTGTAAGACTTCAAGACTGCCATTTTGTACCCCTTTTAAGTTGTTCATCGAAAGTTTCATCAGAATAGTCATTGGCGTTTTTCAGGCCTAATTTAAGCCTGATCTGCCCATTTTGAACCCTCAAACCCGTATTTCTAACGATTTTGGGCTTATTTTCTTTGTTATACTGGATAAAGCGGGAATTGTCTTTATTTCGCATGATTTCGACTTCACCAGCCTCAATACGCCGCATAGCGTAGGAAACACGGATCTGAACCATCTCTGTCAGGGGGTGTTTCTTAAAAACAAACACATCTTTGAGGTGACCCTCGGATAATCCGGTCATTTCGGCTAAAAAATGCCAAGATATGACCCGTTTAGGATCTTTGTTGAACCGATCCATCAAGCGGTAGAGTTCACCTTTGGGGAATATCTTTTGGTCCATAACCAATGTTCCGCAGATATGTTGAGACGTTACGAGACACCGAAAGCTCTTCAGGAGTGCGGTCTTGGATCTTGTGGGCAATGTCTCTTGTGATGCGCCGCACGATCATTTGATTCTGAACTTGCTCGGCAAAAGCTACGACCGCTAACGCCGTTGCCATCACTCGGTCGTCCTTGCCCCGACCAGGGGCAGAAATTGTTCCGTTATTTCGGACAATGGTTTTCATCTCGTCGAGGAGTTCTGTCGAGTGAATGTTCATCATCCGGCGCTCGAAGTAGTCCTTCGTGTAGTTCATCATGCGCTCTTTGGACGCGCCCCCTCCGACATTTACACCACCAAGCAGCCCTCGTCCTCCGCCACCCGCACCGCGCGC